ATCTCTATCGATTGCTTCTTCTATATTGTGATTTTCGTAATGATCATACACGGGTATTTCTACTTGTCGTTCAAAAGTTGCATCGTAACGGATTGTTATTGTTTCCATTTTCATTGTTCATCACCTTCTATAATTCGAATTGCATCGTCCACACTTCTAGCGACACCGTATAATACGGGTTGTGTTTCTATAAACGATTGAAATTTTATTTGTTCAGGTCTTAATCTGCCTTTTTCTGTCTTTACTTCTATAAAAATCATCTTGCCATCTGTTTTACGAAATCCGACTGTATCGGGAAAACCTTTAGGGAAAAGTTTGATTATTCTGTTATCTTTCGTCTGTACTTTTCCAGCATTGGCCCTCCAAAGTCTATGACCACGTTTATTAACTTCTAATATGATTTTGTTTTGTATTTCTTGTTCAGTCATTAGTACCTCCATTTAGGGTAGAGGGTTAAGGTAGAGGGTTTAAAACCTACAAAAACGTTGTCATATCAATGATTTAAGTTGATTTTTTCTAGGGGTAGAGGGTTTGTCGGAAACTTATTTTTCTAAATATATTATTATTTGTTTTCTTATAATACTTTTCTTATAACTATCTACTCTATCTACCTAATAAAAGAAAATATAATATAAATATTGATATGACGGCATTTATAAGGGTAGAGGGTTTAACTAATAACTATCTACCAACCCTCTACATCTATCTATCTAATTAAAATCTAATTGAATTACATTCGGGTTATATTGAGAATCTGCCACAATTTTTAAACCCCTATAATACCTTTTGCCTTTTATAGTTGTACGTTCAAATTTCTTTAACATTTCGGTCGCAAATTTTACATTAGTCATTTTGTGTTGATTGTTACGTTTTGCCCAGCTATCATATGCATTAAATAATTCACTTGCGGCAATTTTGAATTTATAGTCCGTTTCGCAACATTCTTCGATAAATGCGGATATACTATCCATTTCTGTTCTATACTCGTCTCTCTGCTCTTTAATAATTGCAGGTTCCGATAATCCGATGCGTTGCCATTCTATGAAACCATCGACACACCAGCGCATAATTGCAGGTAACTCTCTCTTTAACTTTTTAGTTAAGTCACGATCTATTTCATGTAATGGTATTTGTTTATCGAAAGGTATGATTACAAAACGCCTCCATATCCCTTCGTCTCTCCCTCTTACATAAGGTTTGTGGTTAGTTGCCATCCATAACTTAAACTGTGGTGTAAATTCAAATTCATTTTCATATAACTTACGCGCAGATACTTTATCTCCACCTGTGATTTGTTTTAATAAACCTTCATCGAAACGTTCACCTTCATTAGGCTCTGTGGTAGTTACTAATCTCGCACCATCTAACTTAGCGATTTCAGGTGATGCATCTGATTGATTCTTACTCGCCATAATTGCTTGTGGTTGAATGTTAGTTGCATAGTTTCCAAATATCTCATTTAATATATCTAGAAATACCGACTTACCATTACGACCGTTACCATAAAGTACAAATAACACTTGTTCTGATGTGTAACCTGATAGTGAGTATCCCACTGCTCTTTGGATAAATTTCACTAAATCTTGATTGCCTAAGAATATATCATCTAAGAATTCATCCCACTTAGGACAATCTGCTTTATCTGTGTATTCTACATTCGAAATTTTAGTGAAGTAGTTTTCACGTTCGTGTTCGTTTATCTGACCTTCTTTTAAATTAATGTAACCATTTTGAACATTAAATAGGTTGAAGTCTTTATCGAATGTTTCGTTTCTTACTGGTAATAAGTGTTCACATTCTTTCATCATATTAATTTTTTTATTATGATTACGTGAATCTTTCCAATGTCTGTATCGGTACTTTTCCATATCTGCTTCGTCTATTCCATCAGCTATAAATAACTTTTCGTTTTTCATATTCTCTACAACTTTATCTGTGAGTATTTTCATACGACCAGTATCATCATTCTTCCAACGTTTACCGTCATAATACATCCATGATTTAGAAGTGTAGTTGTAACGAATGTTCTCACCAAATAAATCTTTAAGTCGTTCTGCGTTCCCAGTATCATCATAGGAATATCGTTTATCTTTTTTGGCTGGTTTGATTGCTTCATCCATAATATAGATTTGAAAGTCAGTGTCAGATGTTTCTGGTATGAATTCATTTTGACAACTTTCTATAGCTTGATTTATCGTCATATCACCGTACGTATAATCACCACGTTGTTCATCCCATTTATCACGGAATAGATTTGACTTACGAAATATTTCATCCATTTTCTGTGGATCTCTTGCAGTCCAAAATGCTAAGTCATTAGCAAATGCCATATCTGCTTCGGATTGTGAATTGTAAAACTGTGACCATTCACCTTCATATAGAGTGGTGAATCTAAGACTGTTTTTAGATTTTTTAGCGATATCTATTATTTCATCTATTGATAAATCATTACCGAAACCTTTAGTTGTATTAATTTTTTTGGTTTCTTTTTCATGGCCAGCAATATATTTATTGTGTAAGAAATTCAATTGACCGTATTCATCTTCACTAATACCGTTGTAACCACCAATTTGATTGCCTGTCATTGTGAAGAATCTACCGGCATCATAAATTTCTACATTGCCTCGTCTTCTACCACGAGGAGGGAGCTCTCCCTTTGTGATTAAATGTATACCTGTACCTGAAGGAGATATCTCCGCATATGTTTCTAATACATTGATAAACTCGCTAATTATATTATCTGTGTCAGGTTCTTCTAAATATGCCTCAATTTCGTTTCCTACTTTATCTAAATCAATTCCTACATAAGGTGCTTTAAAGAAAAAACCTATACCATCATAATTAAATGACTGGCTTGCAGCATCTTCAAAACTTACCCATGTAGATTCGTCATTGGATTTTGCCATTTCATTAGTATTAGGGTTGTATGGACGTTTAGTAAAACGCCCATTATCAACCTTTTCTATCTTGAAACAACACCAATGATCTAATTCTTTAAGTTCATATGGTATTTGTTCGTACACAGGTTAGTCCTCCTTAATTATTAAAACGGCATATCGTCATCTTCAATATTCAATCCAGTTGCGAAAGGATTTGCACCATCTTCAGTTTTAAATTTATGTGCAAGTTCAGGGAATTTCGTTTTCTCCCAACGTTTAACATTTAAGTTTTCATAAGTTTTACCGTTGTTTTCAGATGTTTCATTCTTAACTGTTACGCGTACAGCTTTACCTAAGAAGTCTTTAAACAATTCTTCTAAAGATGAATATTGTTTCCCTTGTTGTAATTGAGCAGCTGCCCCAATCGTATTGAAGAATTTAATATTGTATTGTCCTGTAGCTTTTGTTTTCCAAACGCGGTGGAATACAATGTTATTTTTATATTTTTGGTCAATATCATTTCGTACAGTTAAACGAACATCTACATATTCAGTACCGCCTTGAGTTGCATTTTCCTCGAATTTAGTAATAACTGTTTCGTACGTTCCATCTTGAATTCCACCATCAAAAGTATCTTCCATGTTTAAAGTAAAGTTTGTCATAATTAATTTGCTCCTTTGGTTTTATAATTTATTTTATTAATCCTAATCGTTTGCCTTGTATATAACTCCAACCTGGTTTGTAACCTAATGACTTGCCTAATTCGGAAAGTTCCTTCATGTTGTTACAATCTTCAGGTTTCTTAAAATTCAATGTAATCATTTGTTCTGTTACTTCTTCTAGTTCTGCATTTTCATCGACTATCATTTCTTTTTGTTCTTCTTTAGGGAATTCACTTCCACAGAAAGGACATATCGTGTATGGAGATTCCACAACACCAAAACATGTTGGGCATTCCTTTATAGGAATTGAATTATTACTTTTACTTTTTTTATCCGAACCTTTAAAGTGTTGTTTCCAATCATGCTCGGTATTAGGTAATCCATGTCTTGAATAATTACCAACATGATCTATAATGATTGCTTGTTTATTTGGTTGGTAACGCATTGCCCTCATGGTTTGTTGAATAAATAATGTGAGAGATTCGGTTGGTCTAAGTAAAATCACACACTCACAATCTGGTACATCCACACCTTCACCGTATAACTCTGCGTTAACTAAGATGTTTATTTCTCCGTTTCTAAATGATTCCATAGCACGCTCTCTTTGGTCTTTAGGTGTCTTGCCATCAACTTGTAATGCTTGATAACCTGCATCATTAAATTTATCTGATACTGCTTTACTAGATTCAACATTATGGGTATAGATAATCGTTTTCTTATGTTCTGCAAATTTTTTATAATTACTAATCACATCACCGTATATTTGAGGTTCTAGTGCTAGAGTTATTGATTTATTACTGAAATCACCAGTTGAATCATGTTTTAATGATTGATTATTCATAAGGTTAACTGAATAATATTTGAATGGTGCTAATCGCTTATTGTCTATCAACCACTTAACAGTCTTACCAGGTATGAGTTCTTCGAATACATCAGTAAATCCTTTGTTACTCATACGCCACGGTGTTGCTGTAAAACCGAAAACAAAAGCATTAGGAAATGATTCGAATATGTTTATATAAGTTTTCGCTAAAGCGTGATGTGCTTCATCTACTAGAATGATAGAAGGTTCTGGTTCAATATCTTTTTTTATTCTGTTAGCAACTGTTTGAACCATTCCTACATGGCAAAGTTCCATATCCACATCATTAGCAATAAAAGTACCTTTAATCTGTGATACAAGCTCTCTCCTGTGGACGATAAACAGTACACGATTACCTTTATCAGTAGCTCGTCTAGCTACTTCAGACATTGTTACTGACTTGCCACTTCCTGCAGGACTTTGAACCATAATGTTTTTGTTGCCTTTGCTTATACTTTCATATACACCATCTAGTAATTCATTTTGATAATCACGTAGTTGTATCATCAATATCACCAACAACAAACAGTTCTTCTTGCAAACAATGTTCTCTATTGTCGAGTTGATTTTTAGCAAACACATTATTACTTGGACTTAATATAAATCCTCGCTTACCGCTTTTTTCGTTGAATACTAATCTAGCTACTACTTGGCATAAACCTGCGATATTATCTCTAACTGTTTTTCTAATATCAGGCACACTTTGTGTTATTTGTTGACCTGCTGGCGTATAAAATTCAAAGTTTGTTTCCCAAGCTAGGAACACTAAACGCTTTTTTAGTGATTGTAGAAATCTCAAGCTATCAATCGTGAAAAAATCAACGCGTTGATAATGAGACATTTCAGGAACCCTTTCGTTTTTTCCATTACGTCCTAAGTTCGCTAACATGGATCTAAATAATTCTGAAACGTTATCAATTGCTATAGTGTCGTAATTATCAAGTAATGATTTATTTTCCGAAAAATATTTCATTAACTCTCCCCACTCTTTCCAAGCCTCATGAGTGTTGAAATCAAGAATATCTATATTTTCGTTACCTTTGAGTGGTCTCTCTGATTTGTCCACATTAATGTATAATGTTTTACCGGGTAAATAATTTAATGTGTGTGTCTTTCCAGTCCCAGGCTTTGCATAGATTAAGTATGTTGCATTGTCTGTATGGATGTCTTTTGCACTTGAGATATTAAAACTCATGGTCTACCTCCTCGTATTTAATTGTTTCAGTTAAAACTTTTTTAATTGCTATGTGATAGTCCATGTTTATATTCGCTTCTTCTAATCCGTTAAATTCTCTTGCACGACTTCTATTTGTAGAATAACTAACTTCCGGATTATCTCCATAAGGTTTATTCGTAATGTAAATTGGTATATCTCTGTGACGAATTATATAAGTTATTGTTTCACTCACCACTGCATCACCCGATTCATAATACGGTCTGCTTCATTTGTATTTCGTTCAATCCAGTTATAGATTGACTGTTCAAATATATCTTGAGATAGTTCAAATCCAACATTCTCATCGTTAACCTCTGCAGAATCAATTTCGTTTTCGTATCTATCCATAATTTCGACGAAGACACCAAACTGAGTTTTTGTTGCTTTAATCCGAAACTTAAAACCTTGCACAGTAATAAACTTCGTTCTTATTTCTCCTATTTCGTAATACATCTTGTCTACCTCCTGTTACTGGTGGTATACTTGTGTTGACTAATTACACAAATATATGTTTTGACTGTTAAGCGTTGGCGCGCTTAGCGGTCTTTTTTTCTTCATAATATGTGTTCCAAAATGCGTAACTACCAATGTAGCTTGCAATTGCAAATACAACGCTATAATGAAAATCAAAAGTTATCATTGAAAAAATCATTGTGCTTAGTATTGCAGTTGACCATGCTAAAATATGTCTCATGTTATCTCTCCCTAATTAAATATTTCTGTAAATTTGTCTTCTATAAATGCTTTCATTTTACTTCCTACGAAACTATATTCATCATTTCTGTGAATTGGATAATGCCCAAATGTTTCAATTTCGTCTCGATACGGTTTTAATATGTTTCTTTTTAACCAATCTCGTTTATAGTTCGTTTCTCTTTCTAAGTCAGCCATTGACCAAAGTGTTTTAGTCATTTTTCCACTCCCTTATAAATTCAGTTTTAAATAAAGTTTCAATTTGATAACCGGGAAATAATTTCTTTTTAATTAATAGTGCTTGTTCAAATGTAAAAGAATATTTTCCTCTTGTTCTATCCCTAACTGTTGTGTAGGGAATATTAATAACTTTTGCTATATCCTTTTCTGTAATGTGATGTTCTTTCATTGCTGAAAGTAAATTCGGATACACTTATTAACACCTCCAAAGATACGATTAATTGCATCTATGTACGATACGTCGTATCTACAAGTAATACTATATACGATACTTCGTACATAATCAAGCATTAATTTGAAAAAAGTTACGACAAATCGTAAAAAACCTCTTTACTTCCTATTAAAATGTGTGTATACTAAATTTATCAAATACGAAATATCGTACACATACGGAGGATAATAACATGAGAGAAAGAAGCGAATTTGTAGAAAATAAAATTAAAGAATTAGGATATAATACACGTTCATTTGCAAATGAAATCGGGGTATCTTATACAACTTTGCGTTCAATGTTAGAAAGAAACTTCGAAGGTGCGAAAATTGAGAATGTTATAGCAGTTGCTAAAGGAATAAATGTTACTGTTGAATACCTTTATAACTTAGGAACTGAATTTGAAGAAGTTGAAGCTGCACATTCTGATGGAGGTTTAACAGAAGATCAAGTTAATTTATTGAAAGATATTTTGAAAAATTACGAAGATTGATTGATGGGAGTGCTGTGCATGCAATTAAGAGAAAAGTTATTAAGCAAATATGAAAAAATGAAAGTAAAAAATGTAGACATACCAGATTTGGAGTTAAAAGGATATTACAGAAGAAACAATAAACATCCTAATGGTATAATACTGCTTAATAATAACTTTGATTACTATGTACAAAATGGTGTTTTAGCAGAGGAAATAGGACATCACGAAACAACATTTGGAAAAATATTAGGAGCTTATGACACTAGCAGTTATAAACATATCAACGACTTAAAACAAGAAGTCAAAGCACGTCGTTATGGACATAATTTAACTGTACCTCTACAAAAATTGATTGATTGTTATAAACAAGGAGTTTGGGGCAACGTATATGAAATGTGTCTATCAATGGGAATAGATAGGTCATATTTTCATGAAGTAATAGAAGATTACAAAGTTAGGTATGGTCCATTCGTCAAACATAATGGTTACGTGATTAATTTTGAACCATTGGATATTGAAAAATTGGACTAACTATATTTTTTTACACCAAAACAGAACATACGTTCTACAAAAGGAGAAATGAAAATGAATTTGAAAGAGTTTCAAGAACACATCGAAGGTAGATTGCCTGCACTAGACAGTTTTTATGATAGAGCAATTAATTATCAATTAGATAAAGATAAAAGGAGACCGCCAAAAAAACGATGGTCAGAAGCTAAAATCGAAAGAGCTGCTGATAATATGTATAAAGATTTGATGAAAAGCATGTATGAAAAAGTTAAATCAGTAGTTGAAGAACACGAGAAGAAACCTGCCAATGTATGGATTGATTATTTAGAAAAATATGAAATGTATGAACAAATTAATGAATCACTATATGAAATTGAATTTGAATAATTAAAAAAGCCTAAACTTTTATTGCAACCTAACTTATAATTAAAATAGCAATATATTATACAACTATATAAGTTAGGAGAAATGTAGTATGAAAAAAGTCTTATTTTTAATTTTAGCTAGTTTTTTAGTATTAACAGCGTGTGGAAGTAAATCAGAGGATAAGAAAGAAACAAAATCATCATCAAAAGATCATAAGAAAAAAGATGAAAACAAGAAATCTAATGATGATAAAAAAGAAAAATCAAATAAAGAAAATACTGATAAAAAAGAAGATTCAAGCACTGATGACACTCAACAAGCAAACAATGAACAGCAAACAGAGGCTGTGGAGCAACCACAATCTACACAAGAACAGGTTCAACAACCTCAAACTGTACAAGAGCAACCAGTGCAACAAGAACCTACTCTACAAGAAAAAGCAAACGCTAATGCAAAAGTAGCTAAAGAGCATGGTTATACAGGAATACCAAATGGTGATGCAATGAGTGATGTACCAGTTGGTCAAATTGAATTAACACCTGAGGAATTGGCGAAAGAAGAAGCTAAACCAGAATATCAAGATGTAGTAGAAACAGAAGAAGAAGCAGACGCAAGAATGGGTGAATAATTTTACGGGCAGTTCCCTACTGCCCTATATATTTTTACTTTTTTTAGGAGGAAACAATATGACAGTGAAAAAATACGATAACGGTAAATGGGGTTATTACTTCGGCCATGAAGGTAAACGTTACCGGAAACAAGGTTTTAAGACGAAGCGTGAAGCTACAGAAGCTGAAACAGAAGCAAAAAGTCAACTTATGAATGGTGTTATTATAAATAATAAAAGTTCTTTTATTGAGTATTATGAACAATGGATAGAAGTTAATAAGAAAGATGTTATAACGCCGCGAGCCTATCAGACTTACGAAAACGCTATTAATCAATTTAAAAAATTTTTAAAAGTCGAAAACATAGACAATATTAGAATGGATAATTTAAATACTACGCTATATCGAAAATTTATTAAGTGGTATGGTGAAAACCACTCAACTGAATCAGTTAGAAAAATTCACAATTGCTTGAAGGTGTCGATTGAAGATGCAATTCAAGAAGGGCTTATGACTAAAGACCCAACTTATAAAGCCATTGTAAAAGGTACTGTTCCAGCTCAAAGAGAAGAGGATAAATTCATGAGCATAAAAAACTTTAATGGTTTAAAAGACTATGTTAAAGGTAGTGCTAAACAATCATACCTATTCATACACATATTAATTGTAACTGGCGGAAGATTTGGAGAAGTACAAAAACTCCAAACAGATGACTTTAACTTTAATAAATCAACTATACACTTGCCAGGAACCAAAACAGAAACATCAGATAGAACAATTGAAATCCCAAAAAAAGATATGAAAATTATTCAAAATACAATTTCAGAAATGCCTATAAATATTTCTGGTTATTTATTTGATACAGGAAAATCATTAATAACAAATAATGCAGTAACGAAAGTTTTACAAAAATATTGTTTAGAAAATAGTATAGGTAAGTACACTTTGCATTCCATAAGACATACCCACTGTTCATATTTATTGCATAGTGGAGTTTCGATTTATTACATTTCAAAAAGATTAGGTCATAAAAATATAAAAACTACAATGGATGTTTATTCTCATTTATTAGATGAAACAGCTAAAGCAGAAAATGACAAAGCAATTCACGCTTTAGAAGTGATGGAAAGTTAA